TTTGAAAGGTCAAATGTAAAGGTTTTATCCATTACTTTAACCTTTTTTAGTAAAGATTGCTTAAATACAGAAAGAGGGTCTAGCATAGTCTATTTTACACTATTTAAGAAACTTGCCTCTTTTTCATACTTTTTATCTTTAAGTTTCAGTAAATCAAGATAAAATAAATAAATTAAGCTAGAGAATGAGTCATCCCAAGATTCTATCTCTTTTTTAATAAGTTCTTTCTCATTTCCGCCTTTACTAATTTCTACTTGAATGTCATCAAATTTATTTATAGGAGTTCCATCAATACTTACAATACATACAGCTAATGTTTCAATTTTACGAGTATTAAAAGTACTTTCATCGTTTAACGAAACTGTTTGACGAGCAACTTCTTTTTCAATCTCGTTAGATTCTCTCGTATCTAAACTTCTAAGTAAAAATTTATGATTTTGAATATCATACTCTTTAGTAAAATTTTTCTTAAATTCTTTCATCGGGTTTTCACTCATATAAATCTCCTATCTTAATATAAAAATCTAAATGATTAAACATTTTCGAACCACTTATTAAATTGTTCTTTAGTATAAAAAATTTTATAATTAAGTTTATTTTTCTTAAAGGTTTCTAATTTTAATACATCTCTCTTAGTCCATACATCGATCGCAGTTTTATAAAATTTTGTATTTTTAGATTTAAATAAATTTAATTTCTCTTGATGCTTTAAATTATTTTTATCATAAGGCTCAGAACAATGAGTCCAATGAAAATGTAATTCTATAAATAAATCCATATTAGGTATATAGAAATCGCATTCAAACGGATAGCGGGAATCATTTGTATAATGATGAATTGTATCTGGAAATTTAGATTTTAATACATCAAATAACAATTCTTCTGGTTTTGAAGTATGAAAACTATTATTTACATGTTTTGTTTTATATTGTTTAAGCATCGTTTTCTTTACATAATCTTTATTTTTATATAAATTATTTCTCTCTTTAGTTTGAACAAACCAATCTTTTCCATATTTAATATTAAAAGTTTTGATATGTTTATTATTAATTTCTTCTAATTCACTTTTATTTTTATTTTTCCAAGTTTGTTTAACTCTCTTCTTATATTCTTGAGTTTGAGTATAAAATTTAAATCCATATTTATTTAAATTTGTTTTCTTATAAACATCTACTGCTCGTTCGTAACTATTTTTACCATTTTCGTCAATATCATTTTTTCTAGTTTGTATACATTTATCTATGTTTACATAATGAGCATCGCCATATTTTTCTAATTTGGTTTTCTCAGACATTTTTATAAATTTATCTGTTCCCATAAACCAATCTGAATTATATTTTGCACGATTTAAAAATTTTAATTTATTATTTACTCTATCATAACTATTAAGACCATTTTCGTCTACGTTTGATAATTTTGTTTGATGACATTTTTCGCGATTATTATAAGTTTCACTTCCATATCTTACTTTCTTTGTATTTCTCGATTTGTTAACAATATCACGTCTTGAAAATGGGTTTCCCAATATTTTATTTTTTAAGATTGCACTGTGTGATAAACAGCAGCATATAAAATTATGTTTATTTTTTAATAAATTTTTATAAATATAAATAATTTGTCCACTATTATAATAGAACTCTTTTCCACAAATTTTGCAAATTTGTTTTTCAAATAAATAAGGATATTTTTGTTTTGCTTGCTCTAATCTTGTCATATAAAAATAAAGGCCTAGGAATTTTAAGTTTTCGAGAACTTTGGGAAGATTCCTAAGCCATTATATATTATACTAATTAAAGTATAATAAATTTAATACTCAAATTGTTTAAACTTCCCTAGGCTTCTCGATAACCTATTGAATTTATTATATAAAATATAAATGATAAAGGTAGATACTTTTGATATCTACCTTTATAAATATTATTTATTTTTATACTTAGTTAAGTACTTTACCTATTGTCACAAAAACCCATTTCACTTCAAAAAGTGGAACGAAAGAAAATGAAATATTCAACTGTTTAGGATTATTAGTATCATAACTTGCTTGCACATTTTTGAAGTCTTTAATTTCTTCAGCCTCTACATAATTTCTTAATATAGACTGTACTCTTACTTGGGCAGATGATGCGACAGATGGCATCGTTTTTTGTCCAATATATGCATCAAGTTGTCTATCAAGATCGGACATAAGCAAATCAGTAACTCTACGAACTGATCTGGTCTCTGTTATCACGTTAGTAGAATCTGTAGTATATACATCAAAAACTAGTGTCAAATTCGTATTTTCATTGAAATCAAGCATTGATAAGAAATTACTACATAAATAATTTCTTTCGGATGGATCAAATACTTGATTTCCTTGTAATGTTATTCTACTAGATAATTGCTTCCTCAATAAAGGTTCAGAAAACGAATATTCAGGATTTCCTTCGATACCAGATAAGTTACAAGCAGCATAAATAGCACTTAAAGCAACTTCTTCTGTTTCTTGAGTTTCCGCATCAGTTAATTGAATTGTTACTTTCTTGTTAGCAAAATAAGTAACACGATCATTATCTAATCCTTGTCTTTGTGCTACAATTTGATCTTGTGTTAAATCATCACTATTTGGAACGATAAATGTTGTTCTAAATTTCTTATATAAGTTAGAAGACATTTCTGCGTTCTTTTCAATTAAATAATTTCTTAATGAAATATCATCTTGTTTCAAGATAATTACTGTTTGAACATTAATTTTATCTAATTTATCAATAGCAGCTTTATAAGCAGCAACTGTATCTGCAGTTACTTGTACACAATATACACCGCCACCTAATAAAGTTTGTCCTTCTAATACTAAATCAGCACCTAATGTTAAAGGTTGAATTACTCCGTTTAAATATTCTGGTCCATATTGTTCTGCAATTTGTGTTTGATTGAACATCAATTTAGGATCAAAATCTCCACGAGTTTCTGATTTATTTAGTTTATAGGAAATATAGAATGTAGAATTTGCTAAAGGTTTATGAGTACCAATCCAAGTGATTGTAGTTTTATCTGCATCAATTGTATAGTCGGTACCTAAAATATAATCATTAAAACCAGGAATGCTTCCAACACCTTCTACTGATAAAATATCACCGGCAGAAGCAGCAATTCCAGAAGGTAATAAAATAATATCTAAATCTGTATCGTCACTTTCATCGGATTCTACTGCAGATTTAATTAATTCTAAATTAGAAACATTGGTATATGATTGTGCTACACCAATAATAGCAGTTCTGTTATAACCAAAAGCAGTACTGCCAATAGATTGTGTATATTCTGTAAAAAAAATTCCTGGCGCGCGATATATTGCCATCTTAAAACATCCTCTCTTTTAAAAGAATTTAAACAAATATTTGTTATAAATATAAATGAATTGAGCTAATTAAATGAATTATACTCATAAATCTAATTAAAATCCCCTACATTTAATTTTTAATGTAGAGGATATATAAATTATTACAAAGACATTAAAACTCTTATAAATCAGGAGTTTCAATCTTTCTTGCCACGATTGTAGCTGTTTCTGTAATTCTAATGTCTCCAGTTGTATTTAAAGTATCAGAATAACTAGAAATAGTGCAATCTTTGTAAACTTTTAATACTTTTTCTGTTGCTGCATCTTTTCTAGGATTTACTGTTCCATCAGCATTAATAGCAGGAACTAAAATAACATCTTCTACATCAAAAGGTAATGAAGCATCAAATAAAGCTTCAATGCCTCCTTTGCCTGTAAACTGATCCATTAAAGTAGAAGTTTGTAAACGAAGTCTGTTTACGCTTAAATTAATATCTGTAATTAAACCTTGTGTTACTTCTACACATTCAGGATTACCTAATTCGAAAGTTCTATATGTATCTTTTTGTTGTGAAGTGGTAATAGATTGAATAGCACCTACTTGTACTCTTTTACCTTCATCATTAATTGCAAAAATCTTGTGCTGTACTGAACATTGAATTCTAGAAGCACCTGGTTTTAAATAATTATCTGTTGCCATTTATAAATTCCACCTTTGTAATAAAGTATATAAATATAAATGAAAAATAAAAGAATTGATATTCATCTTATCAACTCTTAAAAATTAATCAGTTACTATATTCTGGGTAGTATCTTATACCATACTTCTTCCTAAATAATCCAGATATATTTTTTGATTTTAAAGGTTTATCTTCTGGACCAACTAAAATATAATTTGGAGCATCAATATGTTCTTGTATTAACTTGCACCATTCTTTAAATTCATAATACATATTATCGGGTGTTCCTGGCCATCTTTCTGTATTTGGACCGAATGGTGGACAGGCAAATACAATTTTATCAGTAATTATTTTTTGTGCTAAAACATCTCGTTTTTTCCAACCATAATAATTACATAAATTTTCGTTTATATCGTATGCTTCAATATTTTCTTTTAAATTGTGTTTATTATACCATCTTTTTGCACCATTTACTATACCTCCGAAACCAGCCATAGGACAATATATCCCTTTAGAAATGTCTATTTTAGATTCATCTAATATTCTTAAAAAATCAGTTGGTTTAAGTGCTGTCACTTTTGGAGCAATTTTTGCTATTGTAAACCTCTTTAATACTGTCATCGCCAGAGGTAGAAAATTATTATTTAAATAAGCTTCTTTAAAACATTTTTCTACATCATTTGTAAAATTTTTATATTTATCATTTAACAAAGATTGCTGAGTTACTTTATACAAATTTTCAACAGCTTTAGTTATATATCTAATATTCTTCCAAGCATTTTTAGGAGATATTCCATTTTTACCTACATAACAATTCCATATAGGATTATCTTTTTCCCAACTAACTGTACCTGGAAATGGATACAGATAGCAATCTTTTATTAACTGTTCTTTATGAACACCAAATATAATATCATTCATGTTACTGCTCCTTAAACCAGGAATCAAATTCTTTTCTATTATAAAAAATTTTATAATTTAAATTATTATCTTTAAAACATTTTAATTTTTTAGGATCTAATTCTGTCCAGACATAAATTGCTTTGCTATAGTAATCCTTATTATCGCCTTTATGCTCTCCTGTAGTATATATTTCTTTTGCTTTTTCCATCCAATAATTGATTAACTTAATATGTTCATCGTTACCTGCGTTAAAAGGTTCAAAACCATGAGTCCAGTGAAAATTAAGCTCTATGTATAATTTTTTAGAAGGAATATAAAAATCACATTCAAAATTATATTTATTATCTTTATACAAATGAATAATGTCTTGAAATTTTGTTTTTAAAATTTCAAATATTTCTAATTCTGGTACAGATGTATTAGTTGTTCCTTTTTCTTTCTTTGTATTTTGACCTTTAATTACCTTTTCTTCTACCCATTCTTTGTTATTATATAAATCTTTATAAGATTTCGTTTGAGTATAATATGGTTTTCCATATCTTTGTAACATAGTTTTTGTAAACTTATTTAACCATTTTCTATAATGCTCGTCATCTTTAAATAAATCCTTTTGAATTGTGCCATTTTTTATTCTTGTTTCAAATTCCTTATCTTTCATTTTATTTTTAAATTCATTATTTTTATATAAATCTTTAAAATATTTTGTTTTAGTATAATGCGCACCCCAATGCTCGTTCATAGTTTTTTTAACTTTGTCTTTAATTTCTTTTACTTTCATTGGATGTACAACACCATAATTGTTAAACCAAACATCTTTAGTTTTATTTTTAAAATTTTCGGTTTTACTAAAACTGTCTACTCCAAACTTATCTAAACAGGTTTGTCGTCGCTTTGCTTGAAATTCATCAGTTTCAAAGAAATAATCTTTATTATAATGTTCTTGAAAATACTCTTTAGATTTATCTTTGAATTCGTCTGTTTCCATATAAGAAGACTTACCATACTTTTCTAAACACGTTCGCTTTGCTTTTTGTCTATTAGTAAATTTTTCATTGCCATATTTTTCAAATTTAACTTTTTTAGAATGTTTTTTAAATTCTTCTGATTTTAAAATATTATCAACTCCGTATCGCTCTAAACAAGTTTGTTTATGTTTATTCATATTATTATAATTTGCATCACCATATTTGATTAACTTAGTGTTTTTGCAATTGATGCCAACACTTTTATTTTTAGCAGGACAATTATGATTAGAACAAAATTTAGAAGTAATAGCCTTTTCGTTTCCGCATTTGCAATAAAACAACCCTAGGCACCCATCAAAACTATTTTTGTGCTTACAAATTTCTATTAAATATTTTGGACTCAATAATATATTAGGATATTTAGTTTTCAAGTTTTTAAATATTGTTTTATTCGATGATATTAACGCTGGTTTATTTCCTTTTAAAATAACTTTGTCTAAATTCTCTTTCAATATATTATATAATTCAGTTTTTATTAATTCTTTGTTCATAATTTAGTTCTCCATAATATAACTGCTATATAATATATTATACTAAATTATTATAAATTTTTCAAGACAGATTTACAAAATAAAGAACCTCCCATTTCTGAGAGGTTCTTATGGTATCTAATTTAAAAATTAAATTAGATTGATTCTTCTGCGAATGTGATTGGGAACACAGCCGGAATATTGTGAAGAACGAGGCCGAAGTTTGCATAACCTGTAACAACATATTCAAGTTTCCAAGGCATATCGGTCACTTTCATTTGTTCTGGTTGACGCAATACATATTTACCCAAATATTCAGGAGCGGTAATACCATAAGCTTTATTCTTTGGGCAAAGTTTGCTGACGATGAACTTCACGCCGAATAATTGGCCTACATAACCATTTTCCACGATTGTGTTCAAGGTTACTTGGTCAACTCTTTCGGAGGTCACATTCAACATTTCGTAATATCTGGAAGGATGCATTACGATTGCAGTTGTGATTAAGCTTAATTCCATCTGAGCGGCGCGCACATGATTGATAGTATCTAATGCCATCACATCAGTTTCATAAGCATCATACACACCAGCAGCTTCTGCAGCACCTAATACTTTGAATAACTCAGTATCTAATTCCAAAGCTAAGCCGATGGCTACTTTGTTTTTAGCTTCATCTAAAGTATTGTAAGCAGCTGTGAACACTTGGTCATAAGCCACAATCCAGTTGATTGCTACTGTATGAGTATTGTAGAAAATACGTTTTGGCCCTTTTTCGATACGAGCAGGAGCACCTTTGAAAGGAACAATTGCAGCACCGATTTCAGGAAATTCTACATCTGCCCAAGCAACATTGTTAGAAATGTTATCAGCAGCAAAGATTTTGGTTGTTACGGCTTCGTAAGGTACGCGGACTTTTAAAGCTTGTGAAAAAGCCACAGCAGCTTTCTTTTGTCCAAAAGCACCTTGCCCCATTAAATTGCCGTAGTAAGCATTTAATTTGGCTGTATCTTCTGCTGTTTTTTCAGCTGAAGCTTCTTTCTTCATGCCTTTCCCAGTAATAAGGGAGGCTAACATTTGTAATTCTCTTTCTGTCATATTGCTATATTCTCCCTAATTATTTAGCAGCATTTACGAAAAGTGTAAGTTTACCAGTTTGACCGTCAAAGGCTACTACTGTTGCCACTGATTCATCATCAGAACCAGCAGGAACTAATACGCCATTTTCGTCAATTGCCACACCACCACCAACAGTGAATTCACCGTCAGCTTGGAAAGGCGAAACTTTTACACCATCAATTTCATCAGCTTCTAAGGTAACTTGAGCGATTTTCACCACACCAACTTTACCAGAATCTGCAAACCATTCGCCACCAGTTACATCATTTTTACCTGTGTGGAAATAGTTGAAGGATAAGCCCATAAAGGCATCACCTGCTTTTGCCAATTTATAACCATTGGCACCTAAAGTTAAAGGAGAACCTGCGATGATATTCTTTTCAGATAAATCGCATACACCATTAACTGTTAAAGCGTCGAAGTCTCTATTCAACATTTTAATTTATCTTCCTTTTGTTAATTTATTTGTTAATGGAATCTAATTCTCTTTCAAGAACTAATTTTTCCATTTCATCAGAAGCAGAAGCTTTCACTTCTTCTTCCAATTTGAAACCAGGTACGAAACCTTTCAGTGCGCTAGCTTCTTTTCTCATTTCTTCGTTAATCATGCGTTCGTGCATAATTGTTGCTTCTTCCGAAGGGCAAGCAGTCATTGTTTCATAAACTGCATCTAATTGTGCCTTCGTATATTTAGCAAATTTTTCTGTCATAGCAGCTTTTTCTTCATCATCTTCAATGCTCATCGAAGCTAAGATTTTGTTAATCTTTGCTGATTTAATCATTGTTTGTTCTTTATTATCAAAAGCAGCTAATTTTTGTTGTAATGCTTTAATTTCGGCATCTTTAGAAGCTAATACTTCTTTTTGATTGCGAATTTCTTTTGTAGCATCACGTAAAGCTTTAATTTGAGAAGCTAAAGTCTTATCAGCTTTATTGCGTTCTTTATTAAAGTCTTTCATTGACCATTCTACATCTTCACTTACACCAGATTTACCAGGTAATCTGTTGTATAATGATTTCACTTTAGAAGGAGCAGCTTTAACACCAGTTTTACCTTCTTCAAGTTCTGCTTTTTCTAAAGCTACAACTGAATCAATATTGTCCTTTTTGATATCAGCTTCATCAATTGAAAAGTTTTTCAATTCGTCTGCTTTATCATTTCTGACACCAGGAATTGTATCAGGTAAATCGGTAGCTACCAAATGTTTAGCTAATACCTTTTTACCATTTTCTAAAGTCAAAACTCCACCTTTAGAAGCTACGATTTTTAACTCTCTTCTGCCTTCTACTAAAGTATCACCGACTTTAGGAGTATTATCAGGCATAAATTTAGAAGCTAATACCTTTTTACCGTTGGCTAAAGTTAATAAGCCCGCTTTTTTAGCAATGACTCTAACTTCTTTCCCATTACCCATATCAACGGTATCACCAACAGTAGGCAAAATTCTGTTTGCTTTTCTCATAATTTTACTAGATTTTCTCATAATTTTATTTGATAATTTAGAAGCTAATCTTGTAAAAGCACCAAAAGTAGTACCTACTTTTGAAGCAATTTTATTAAATACAGTCTCAGCTTCTGGTAATTTCTTACCTTCTTTATAAGCTTTAATAATAGAAGCTTTTAATTCTCTATTTAAAATCTTACCTGCTTTCAAGGCTTTTAATTTACCACCTTTAAGTTTTAAGATATAATAAGAATTATTTAATGAAGCATGAGCTGTGTGGCAAGCAGCAGGTACATAACCTACTTCTTCAATTTCTTCCATTGCTTCTGGAATTTCATCATTTACTTCACCTTCTAAATCTTCAGCGACTTCTTCTGCTGGAGTTTCGGCTTCAATGATAGCTTCATATACTTCTTTCTTTTCTTCGTCAGAACCTTCTGGGGTTTCTACGAAGATTTCAGTACCGTCTGCCTTTGTAATTTTTGCTAAATCAGCAGCTTCTTCTTCTGTTAATTTAACATTTTCTTCAACAGTGGCACCATCTGATAAAACGATAAGATCTTCTTTTTCTTCAGTGGTAGGAGTTTCTTTTGTTTCAGAAACTTCTTCTTTAACTTCTAAATCTTTTTCGTCTTTTTTGACATCAAGGTCTTTCTCTTCCTTGATCTCTTCTTCAGCTTTGATTTTTCTTTTAGCCATTTAGAGTTAATCTCCATTTTTATTAAAATAAATCATTATATAGACAATATCTATATTAAATATAAATGAAATTTATTTATTAATAGGTTTTTTCAATAATTTTATCTAAAGAAGCTGTACTTGAAAATGGTGTATATGACCAATTATCATAAGATTCAATTTCTTTATCGAAATTAGCTTCTTTTGAATCTAATTCCATCACTTTTTCTACTTTAATTTGTTCGGAAGGACCACCATCTCCTAATAAACATATTTTATAAGTATGTTTTCCATCTTCTTCTAATGCTTCAATAGTTAATCCTTCTGAATCTGAATCTAAAATTTTACCACCAGCAATATAAGATTTTATAACTGTTTCTAATTCATCTTCATCTTTAAAAGATCTATTTTTTAAAAATTTATTAATACTATTTTCAGATTCCTGCTTTAACATTGAATCAATTTCTTTATCTAAACTGACTTCTTCTAATTCGTCATTAGTTAATATATGACCATCATCTGCTTTTTCATCTACATTAATAGTGACTTCACTAATAGGGGTTTCTGGTTCTCCTTCAACTGCTACTGTATTATCTATCGTAGGTTGAGCCAATTTGTTTAAATCTAATACAGTTAAACCAATTTGTAATTCCATTAACTGCCTTAAAATACCTTGTAAAGGACCATTTATAATTTCTGTACCAGCTTGCTGATCTACAACTTGATTTGTAATAGCAGTAGCACAATTTTGAAGTTTATTTAATAAAGCAACTGTGTCTAATGCTTTAAATTGTTCTTCACAAGCCATTTTAAATTCTTTCATTTTTGCTGCTTGTTTGATATTTTGATATTTAAGTAATTCTGCTTGTAATTTATTTTCTTTCTTTTTCGAAGCTTTAATATCAAATACGAAAGCGTCTTTGTCAGCTGGAACTGCCACTGATGATAAACCAGTGAAACATAAATCTCTATTGATTTCATAAATATCTTCGCCTTTATCATTTACCTTGCCTTTCATATAAGTAACTGGCATATTGGGATTCATATGCTGACAAAGTTCATCAAATGAATGAGCTACATTATGACATTCGGAACATTCACACTCATTTGCTAAACAACTCATTGAAACTTGATTATACGTTCCATCTAATAATTGTTGACAAAATTCTGGAAATGCGTTTTTATCTATTGCACATAAACAAGTTACATATTCTTGCTCATCATCAGCGAAAGCATCTAAAATGATACCTTTAGCATCTTCAACTGAATCTTCTTTGTGTTCTATATAGAAGCCACATCCAGGATAAGTAGGTAATGCCTTTTTAATTTCTTCCCAAGGAAAATAATCATAATTTCCATTATGTCCCCATTTTTCTCCACCAGAAATTGCTCTAGCAGTTAAAAATAAGAAATTATTAGTATCATATTTATAAGCTTCTTTAGGAAGGAATTTAGAACGATCCTGAGAAGGATTCTCATTTGCTTGTTTTACAAATTCACGCCACTGAAAAACTCCATTAGCATCAGTAGCATACACTTGTTTAATATCTAAGTGAGCTATGCGTTTAAATGCCATATTAAATAAAATCTCCAAATTTGGTTATAAAAGTATATCTTATAAATATAAATGATAAAATAAACCAGCAACTCTTAATGTCTGAATTGCTGGTTATACTAATAAAATAACTACTATTTAAGTTTTTTAAGAATCTCTTTAAGTAAATTTATTACTTCAGGATCCGATACCAAAATTCTGTTATTTCCGTCTTCGTCCTCTATAGAATTAGGTTTTACCCATCTTTTCTTTTTAGAATCATAACAAAAACTTTGGGTAAACATTTGTTTATTATCTTTAAGTGAAGGAATAATACCTGCACCTTCTACTATAATGTTATACTGAATAAAATCTAACTGATTAAGAGGGAATCTTAATTCCACATTATATTTTTCTTCACTATTTAAATTATTCACAGTATAATCTATAAATATACAAATGTCTTTAGAAGTAGCATCTTTAGCTTGTGCTTTTTCGATAATTGCTTCTAGTTTATTACCATTTATAAACACATCTGGCTTAACTAAGTTATCTCCAAATAATCTTGCTAATTCGCTACAATTATAAATCAATGCCATATCGGTCTTTTCTCTACGAAAGACTCTAAGATTGATATTAGGTAAGTAGCTTTTATTTTTCATAATTAGTCAGCAAGTAATTTTTCAATTTTAGCTCTTGCAGCTTTCATCGATAATTCATCGGTGCAAGAAGCAATAGCACTTAATTTTTCTACATCTTTTAATCTGGAAATAATCATCTTTCTATTACGAGCATCTTTACTCATAAATGAAGTAATATAATCTTGCATTTCTTGACTTAATTTATCAAATGCAGTTTGATTAAACTCTTCTTTCTTCTCTTCTTCTCTAGCTATTTTCGTAGAATCAATTACTTCTTGTAAAGACTCATTAATAGCTTTCTGAGTATTCTTTACCATTTCCGAAGAACTTACTTCTTTAGCAAATTTTCCGTCTGTTGTTTTTACAATGAAAGTTTCTTCTTCATCTTCTGGACGGGTTTGCTCTTGTTCATCTTTAAAGATAATATCTACCTTTTGATTAGCAATTTCTTCTGCTAAAGCATCTTGGTTACTAATGATTTCTTTAGCATTTTTAGCCTTATTTATGGTTTTATCTTCGGTGTGTACAATTTGTACTTGTTCTGGTTCTTGAGGTAAAGATAAATCTCTTGTAGCATTATTTGCTGAATCTGTTAATTCTCCATTTTCATCAATGTCTACATTGATGCTATCACCTTTATTTTTCTTTAAAGTAATTGAACCTTCCTGAGTTGTAATTACTCCACCAGTTCTTAATAATTTTACTTTATAGATACCATTGTTAGGATTATAAGAAACTACTTCAATATCTAAATTGTTTTTATCATTAAGATAAGCTCTTGTACCAATTTTATATTTTTGACCATAATCTTTGGCAGTATTTTTAGAAACAATCTGCATTCTTTCAGAAACTAAATCGATACGGCCTCTTTGATAAGAACTCATTATTGAAGGAATAGATAACAAATCATCCTCTTCAAATGATTGAAAAGAACATTGTCTCGGTTTTAATGTAATAATTGGTTTGGCTTTTGTATCGTGGAATGATAATGTGTTAGATGTTTTGTTTAAGATATATTTCTTAGACATAATACTTAATTCTCCTTTTTTCTTTTATTCTTATAAGATACCTAATTAAAGGTTCTTACATAAATATAAATGAAAAGAGGTTCTATAGTTAAATAGAACCTCTTTATAGAATTGATTTGTGTTACATCAGTTATTTAATAGTTACCTAGAACTAATTTTATAGCTTCATTAGTTGTATGATAATTATTATCTTCTAAATGGTCATGAATAAGTTTTAATATTTCATCATTAAAATAATGACTATATTTATCCGCCCATTTTTGAACCACTTCTTTTTCTACTTCAATAATTTCTTGTCTTTCTTCTTCAGTAGAATATCCATTAAAGTTATGGTCGTACCAAGCTTTGCTTGTCATTTGCATAAGCTTATCACCAAGTTTTACAGCCAATTTTTCTTCATCAGTTTCTGGTTTTGCATCATATCCAACAGTAGATTTTATTATTCGTATGAATTTCATAATCCTTTCCTCGTTAAACCTAAATCTTCATTTAATGATTCCAACCTATCATTTACTTTTTCCAATGCTTTAGCAATTTCATTTACATGGTGCAAATTAGAATAATCTTCCTGACCTAATTTGTAAAATCTAGATATAATTATATCTGTATTTTCTTTTAACAAATCTAATTGATTTTTTAATTCTTTAATGTAAGTCGGACCAAATTTTTTATCTGCCTCTTCATCAGTAAGAACTCTAGAAACTTTAATAAATTTCATTTTATTTAATCTCCTTATTACATTTAGGACAAACCGTCCCTTTGAGTGAAACTAATCTTTGATCTAATACTTGAAAAATTTCACCTAATTTTGTCCCAATTACTTGTTTGCAATGAGGACATAAAATCTTTTCTTCCATAGAAGCAATTACTTTTTTATCTTCTATAGGTTTAATTACTTCAATCTTATTTTCGGCTTTATTAGCTTTTCCTTTTCTAGCAAATGCCATAAATTTAACCTCTTATAAATTTACTTTGTTTAAGATTATATCTCTTATTTCACCTAAATCGCTTTCAGTATAATTAGGGTCTCTATAAAGTAATTTCCATATAAAATCTTTTGTATAAGGATGACTTAACCTTTCTACTATATAATCTTTTCCGTATTGGTCTATCAATAATCTAGCAGTTTCTAAATTATTTCTTTTAGCCACTCTAATAAATTTCATATTTAGATAATCTCCATATCATTCAAAAAATCTTCTAAATCTTGTTATCAGTATTATGCTGTTTAATATTTAATTAGTTTATCACCGAAAAAATTTTTACCATTTAATTGATTAATTTTAGATTTTATCACATCTTTAAAATTGTTATTATTACGAAATGACAATGCGAAACGAATAAATTCATTTATTGTTGTATCACTATATCCTTCTGATTTCATTGCTTTTTTAACATAATCTAAAATTTCAAATATATTTTTCGAATTTGGCATTAAATATTTATCTGCTTTTAAAACTCTAATAAATTTCATTATATAATCTCCATATCGTTCAAAAAATCTTCCAAATCTTGTTCGTGTTCTTCTTCATCGATAAGAATATTTCTTGCTATTTTATAAGTAACCATATCATCAACTTCTTTGCAAGCGTTCATAATTCCTATATAAACATTCTCAGCTTTACGTTCACTTTCAAGATTTTGTGCAACTAAAACTTTTGTATTATAGTCTGTAGGTTTAGTATAACCACAATTTGTTTTAGCATACCATTCTTCTGGACTTTGTAAAGGAATACCACCTAGTTTAATAATTCTTTCTTTAAGCATTTCAGCGTGTTTAAGTTCTTCTTCATAATGCTTTTGAAATTCAGCTTCTACTTCTGGTCTTAATTTGCCTACACATAAACCTATTGGCGAAAGATATTGCTGCGAGGCTAGCATTTCATCAGCATAAGCACGATTAAGCATCTGAATGGTAGCTTGTACATCTATTCCTTTTTCTTGTAAATTTTTTATTACATTTTGAGCCATAATTACCTATCCGAATAATCCCAAGCCAAATTCCATAATAAAATTTGTTCTAATTCATCTCTGTCAGTTATTTTATCTTCAACGCCTAATTCATACACTTCTTGTTTTAATAACTCATCAGAATATTTTTTAAGTTGTCTTTGAATATGAGGCAACATTCTAAATGCTTCGACAGCATTTGAATTATCACCAGATACAGATATATCTTTAATATAATCTTTATCTTCTTCCTTTATACCAATTTCTATTCTTCCACTACCTGTAGATAAATAATCTACAAATTGTGAAGATTTTATAGTTTTAATAAAATTCATAATACGTTTCCATCCTCATCAAATAAGTACTCATTAGCATCACAAGTTTCTTTTGCATATTCATCTGAATAAAAATATTCTTCTTGTTTTTCTGCAAAGTTTGTACAATCTCGTGATACATCTTCTAATATAGGTTTAATTTTTTCTTCATATGCCTCTGTGCATAAGTCGGATATTTTATAAGATAGTCCATATCCGTCATAACCATCAATATCATTTAACCCAGAATAAGTTTCAAAATATCCACCACTATAATACATATCGCTAGCTGCTTCTCTCGCCCAATCTTCCAACAGTGTAGGATCTTCTTTAAATGTAGGCAAATCTTTTAATACTTGTTTAGCACAATCAACTAAAATGGTGTCAAATGCAGGCCAGTAAGATCTTCCTTCTTTTAAATCTATTGTACACCTATCGTAGCCATCCCAATCAATTTTTAAATCATTCGAAGTAGCATTATAAGACTTTAATTTTTCATTGATAAATGAGGCCAAATCTTCTTGAAAATAGTCTTCCCAGTATAGATTATCCCCATTTAACCAAGATCTAACTTTAGA